GTGCTTGTTTGTTCTCTGTAACTGTTCAATACCTCAGTTACCACTTTGGCCAACTGCACATCTGTTAGGCCTTTTAATGTGTCAATAAGTTCAAATACATTTACGTTGTCTAGCCTAGCTTGATTTAATAGTACAATACCAGTACTACGTGCGGCTTCGTCATCAAATCCTCTTTTTAAAAAGAATCCCAATACTGCGTCAATTTGATTACTGGGAAAAGTTATTTGATGTAAAAAGAATTTATCAAACAGCGCACGGACTTCTTGATTATTGCCATTGCCCCGTGTTGTTTGTTCTTGTGGTAAATTACTTATCATGTTATGGTCCCAAATCTACTTGTGTTGCTGTGGTTGTCGTGTTTGTATTATTTGTTGGGAATACAACATTTTTAACGCCACTTAGTCCTATAGTTGCCGCGGCCACTGCACCAGCAGTAAGCAGTCTTGTTCCTTCAACAGCAAGTCCAGCGTTTGTTAAACGTTTTGCATTCTGATATGTATTTACTGTTGTGATTGCTGTTGATAAAAAGTTTGCTGGACTATCAAAAGCAGTACCGTCTGCTAGGCTAGTTAATATATCACTAGCACCTTCAATAACGCCACCTGGTCCAAATAGTGTACTAGTGCCGCCGCCCGCCGCACTTAGTGGACTTGGCATTTTATCATAATGATCCACTGCAAACGCTTTTACTCTGCCACTGCGTATTGATCCAATATCATAGTGTACTGCTTCATAAGCAATGGTCATGTTGTTTTCAGCGCCAGCACTGCCTTGATCACTGCTTTGTGGAGTGTCGTGGCTAAATGCTGTAATCACTGGGTTAACCAGTGTATAGCTAACATATTCTCTTTTGTTTAATTGATACAGAACAATTTTATTAAAAAATGGTATTGAAACATTATTATCTAAACCGTATTTTGTTTTGATGTAGCTGGCGCTTTTCATTGCGGTTCTAGAATAAGCGCCTGGCGTTTTTGAACTACTTGGATCTGCAAAATAATAACTGTAGTAACTTTGCCAAAGTGTGTTTATAATGTGCGCTCTATCATCATGAAATTTAATGTTGATTGGCATAAAATCATGATCCAGTGTAACAACTTTTTTTCTATTGTATTGATTTAGCGTTGTGGTCTTTAATGTAAACTTGGGTAAATCAACACTTTTGACCAACAAGCCAATTTCATTTTGGTGTTGGAATTTTAAGTTTCCTGATTTTAACGCACTGGTATTAATGTCAAAAAACACATGGTATAGGAATTTAGACTTGGGTGCAAGCCTAAAATAATCATCCTGAAAAGTTCTTGCGGCGTGTTGCCACGACCCCAAGTTTCCTTTGGGATTACCAAGACCATTTACTAGTTGGTCTAAAAAACTATTATCTTTACTGGCCATACTTTATTTATTGAATAAAATAAACTGCGTACATAACTTTCAGTCGTTAAAAAAGGCTGTTGCCAGCCTTTTTATTAGCGTCCTGCGCCAGTTGCCAGGGTATTAATAGTTCTACCAACAACTGATCCAACACCTGTACCTTGTGGGCTTTGGATTGCATTATCATACTGGATGCTGAGGTCAATTGTTGCCGGAGTTTGTTCACCATATGCAATGCTTTGATAGTTAGCAGTAACTAGATAACAACCATAGCACTCCCATGTTTCTAATATTGTAGGAGTGTTGGCACCGTTACCGCCGTCTAACATTTCTATACGTGTTGTAAACTTATAGTCAACACCAGAAGCCGCTGAACTTTGTTCAAAGAAATCAAACTGTTTCTGTAATTGTTCACCAACCAGTTTGCTTACTGCGCCTGTTACATCGTCACGTAGCACAACTGCAATTGGACTCCATGTAGCTTTACCAGCATAGTTAATCTTACTGTTATAGATTTCAATAACTTGGTTTGCAAAGGCAACGTTTGGTCTGGCCGCACTTTGTACCTGTTTAGTTAGTTCTGTTGTTGGAGTTGAAACACCAAAGTTTTCAAACATCACTCTAAAGCGATATTTTAGCTTTGGCATCAACATGCCCTGAGCTGATGCACTTGCGTCGCTAGCTAGGGGTACTGTGAATTTTGATAGTGTTGCGATTGCCATATTAGTATGCTCCGTTATTGATATTTATCATCTTATAGACCTGCTATTTCGCCCGTGTTCTTTAGGCGTAATGGAATGTAGATGAATTCAACTGCTTTGACCGGTTCAATGGCCACATCAACATACAACTCGTTTCTATCGATTCTAGACGGAGTATTGTTACTTTCATCGCAGACCACAATGTAATCATACAATGCACGTTGACCAACTAGTTCCAACATCAAGCTCTCCACTGCATTTTTAATTTCATCACGAGTAATTTTATCGTTTGGTTCAAAAATGTATGGTTTAGCCAGTACGCTTAGTTGTCTACGTAAGTAAATTACCAAACGTGCTACGTTGATACGATCCAATGCACTTGCGTTTCTTGCACGAGTTTTCTGACCGTAGTTAACAAGACCGACACCTGTTAAGAATGTAAGTGGGTTAACTTTAACATCATACAATGTATCACGTTGTCCGTTGTTTAATGCCACTGCTGTAAATTCGCCTTCATCGTCAATATATCCAACTGCTGTTGCGTTAGTAATACCACCTCGACGTGTTCCAGCTGGAGCAAACCATGGATAGCTCACATTGTCGCTTAGTGCAATTGTGCGTAGCATCATGTGGCTTGGTGGAACAACTACGTTGTTACCAAAGTTATCGCTTGTGAATCCCCATGGATAGAACATGGCCATGTATTCGTCAAAGCTGGCTGCTCCAAGGTCATTGTCTTCCAATGCCAATGAAGCATTGTTACCCCAATTGCTTAAACTTGTTGCATCACTGCGTAATCTTGCTGGAGTATCACCAACAACAAACGCTGTTAAACCGCGGTCATAGTTTAGTGTGATCATTTCGCCAATTAGTTCTGGATAACCTGGGCAAGCAATCAAGTTAAACACACGTTGATCTTCTTCACGAATTTCTTGGTTGCTGTTTGTTAATGCTTGTAGTGCTTGTACAATAACTTTACGCTGTGCCTTACGTCCAAATGTTCCTGAACCGTCTTCTTGGTTACCAGCTTCGCTAACCCAACGATGTGGATAATAAAGTGCCATTGACACATTATTCATACGTGGATTGTCTGCATTTACATCAACTGCGTTGCGTACATATTTCTTAACGTTGAATCCGCTTCTACGCAAGTTCCATAGCAACATGCCTTTTGGATATAGTGCTGGATCTGGAGCGTCTGGGTCTAAGTAATCGCTTGTTAACAAGTCTGCAATTAACCCAGCTTCGTCGCTGTTTGCGCCTGCTGTGTTGTAACGTGCATCAGAGAACAAAATACCATCTTCTGTACTTTGATCTGCTTTGTTGACCAGTCTCCACTTTAGTAGAGTGCCGTCATATTTGTAAATTGTTGGATAGTTTTCAATATCACTAGTGTCAATCCAAAGGTCACCATTCTTTAATGCTGTGCCATCGCTTTGTAGTTCTGGCTCAGTGGCCGCAACAATTGGACCAGCTGGGTCTGTTTTGCTTGCGCTTACTGCATTGTAAAATGGACTTGTTGCACTTTGATATCCAACCCATGTGCTACCGTTGTGTACCATAACGTCAACTTCGTCAACCACGCTGTTGTACCATAAGGTACCGTTAGCTGTTAAACTTGTTGGTGCAGTTCCGCTTGCTGTGAATAGCAATGGGCCCCATAAACTGGCAACAAATGCATTTGCTGTGTCGCCTGCTGGTGCTGTGTACAAGTTTGCAGTACCTTGTTCAGTTACTGGGTTGTACGCGGCAAAACCTGCTAGTGCTAGAGGAGTTCCTGAACCATCATACAAGCGGAATTCTCCACCTTTCATGTGGCTAATAACCACACGATTTTGACTGTCCACTGAAGCTTCAATATTTGTAAAGCCAGCTGAGTTAATCTTTTCAGCAATTAAATCAGCATCTGTGCTTGCACCAACTGCTGTAAACGTAATAGTTTTGGCAGTGTCTAGTGCTAGTTGGGCTGTTAGGGATTCTTGAATAGTGAATGTCTTTGCGCCAGCTGATACTTGCGTAGTAATTTTATCAGACTTAATAGTTGTTGCACCAGTTGCTACTTTTCTAAAAATTTTATAGTCAGCAATACGTGGTGTGTTATCAGAACCTCTATCCTCTGTGCTGTTTGTTTTAACATACACTGTGCCAGCTGCCAAGTTTGCACCGCCACCTGATCTGTCTAGGTAGTATAGTGCGGCGTGACCGTTGTCATACAATGGTGCGCTTACTGCTTCAAACGCATCAGTTGCTGAGTTGTAACGCTTGACACGGAATCTTGCACCTGCATTTGGTTCTGTTGTCTTGACCCAAACGCTACCGCTTGGACGTGGAGCTGTGTCAGTTGACTTAAATGTTGGAACATTTGTGTGTGGTTGTAGTGCTAGTCTAGGAGCATAGTAAGTTCCTGCGGCAATACCTGTTACTGATGTTGACACTGTGGCTGCAATAATTGATCCTGTACCAGCGGCAATAATAATAGCGTTTGAACTTGAACTATCTTCGCTGTCGGTCGTTGTTTTGTTGTTGGAGTAAATTTCCAACTTGCCGTTTACTGCGGCTGCGGTAATACCTGTTAGTGCTGGCATAGCTAGGTTAATTGCTGATGCTAATGATGCCACTGTTGTTCCGCTTGCTGTTACTGTAACACCGTTAATTGTAAGTGTGTTACCAGCTGTGATTGTTGGATTAGCCTTTGTACCAGCAATAGTTGGCCATGAACTTGCCCAATCTGTGCTACCAACCTTAACCCATGCACCGCTACGATTCTTGTAGAATAATGTGTCTGGAGCAGTATAGTCAGTGTTTAAATCGCTTAAACTTACAACAGCGTAATCACCAATTGCACCAACGCTGGCTTTTGGAGTTGGGGTTGTTGAAGCTGTATCTGAATAGCTAACAACTTTGGTTGTATCTGTAATCACTATTGGAGTAATTTCAACAAATGATTGACCAGTGCCTGTTGCTGTCTTTGCACTGCCATCCCACTCAAATACACCATATGCTGTGTTAACAGTATCCAACCAGTATGTACCGTTGCTTGGATCTGCCGCTGGAGCATCTGCGCTTGCGTTCAATGAAGCTAGGTCAATGTCAGCACGTACTACATAAGCACGATTGCTTACACCCAACAAACTGTAGGCCGCTTGTAGTCCGTATTCGTTTTGTTCGCCAGCATGTATTGGGTTGTTGTTTGCGTCTGTTTTGAAAACTGGATTTCCAAAAGTATCTACGAGATCCTTCTGGCTTGTGATTAAGTAAGTTTTGCCAGCGTTTGCGGCAAGTGTTCCTGGTGCAATACCAGTTCCAGCGCCGTTAGCCTTATTCTCTTCTGAAGCAATAATAACTAGTGGTACTGTGCCTGGAGCGGCAGGTGTATAGAAACTTTCATCTATAACTGTTACACTTACGCCTGGTGATGATAGTTGTGCCATTGTATGGTCTCTCCTAAGATTCTTGTTAATGTATTTAGTGGAATTTGACAAAACCATTGCGTTAATACACTATGAAAAGGGACCAAAAAGGTTAGGTAAATAACTTTATGAGCAGACCCATGTGTATTTGCGGTTTTAGGCCCGCGGCAATCAACTATAAAAAAGATGGTAGAGTTTTTTACCGTAAACGCTGTGAGACCTGCATACATCACGGAGGCATAGCGCACGGCTTCCCCAAGTGGTACTTAGATGGCTATAGGCAAAAAGACCATTGTGAAAAATGTAATTACAAGAGCAAGTACAAAGAGCAGTTTAACGTGTTCCATATTGACGGTAATTTGAATAACAGTCGCCCTACTAATTTAAAAACTATATGTGCAAACTGTCAACGAGTCCTACATAAAGAGGGCGTTCACTGGCGGCAAGGTGATTTGGTGCCAGACCTTTGACTTGGGCAAATAGGTTGTCTATACTGCCGTTGTTGTCTAACTCTATATCAAATTCAGTGCCAATCCAAGCCCATTCACTGGCATGAATCTTACGCTGTTTCATTTCTTGAACTGACCAGTTGTGATCGGCGTTTGCGGCCAAGGCAGTGTCATACCAATCAGGCAATGGACCACGCTTGACCCAAGCTATTGTGCCGCCTGCGTTTTTGATTGCCAGTATCTCATTGGGGAATCTACAGTCACTGATAACAATGTCATCTTTACTGGTGCGTATTTTGTTTTCTAAACTGGCAATCCAGATATCGTCGTGGAAGGCTTTTCGACAAACTTCAGTACCCCAATATTGTAGCACGTATCTTGGGGTTATTTGCATGCCTAGTCTATTGCTCCACCAAAAATCAATTTGTTCCCGCCATTCTCTAGCTTCTTTGGTTCGACCTTCCAGCATGGTTCTGTCCCAACCAAATACTGAGGCCACTGCATCTTTAAGGGTGGAGGCGAAACTTT